TTGTGACATCGTACCTAACATCCGGTCTATAAAAAACTGGTATCCGGGATTCTGAGAGATGCTGTCCCCCAATGTATCAGTAATCTTGCCGGTCCACCATGTTCTGATATCCCAGTTACGGACTATCCGGTAAAGATACAGATAGTCAGTCGGCACAGTCTGTTTCACATGACTGATATACGGTGTCCTGTCTCCACCTCCGCCCAGTTTTACCATCAAATCACCTGTCTTGTTATTAATGTGGAACTCAAACCGTATCTTAGAGGTTCCTTTACGGGCTGCGAACATAAGATAAGGGGAACTACCACCTTGTGTGTTCAGTTCCCGTTTCGGAATATATGTACCATCATCTGTATAACAATATATATGTCCTGATGTAACACCCTGAACGGAAATGACTCCTTCTGATGGACAGTCTATAAAATCCGTGATACGGTATGAGGGATTGGATACAACCGCACCGGTTGACGCGTCAAGATACGCATTGGTCAGATTGCCGTTAAACAGATTGTATGTTTTTGTTTCAGCGAGCGACAGGCTCTCACCCATCTTCTCCCACTGTGCATTCTTTCTGCCATAAATACGGTCATCCACTGGCGCTTCTTCCACCGCATTGATTTCTTTCAGCAGATCGGGATTTTTAATCCAATACTCCGCAGAATTGGAAGGGGAGTCTTTGGTCACAACCAAAGAGGACACATTACTGGTTATAATCATGTTGACCTCTTCCATGTCTGCTATATCCGCATAATTCGCAATTTGGAAATAGGATGCCGGAAGTCCCATGCCCGTCTGCGTCTTGAACGAACCGGTAGTTATTATAGCACCCTTATAATCCAGAATAAAAAATGTCACGCTATAATATTGGTTTGCCCAAATTTTATCGGTATTCTTTACTTTAAATATCGGATAAATGGCCCATCCATCAGAATTCTGCATATAGCCGGTAGCGCCTTTTATAAACCGCACATTCAGTAGTGCGTTTTCCATATCAAGCATGGAATTTCCTCTCACTCTATAATCACTCAGGACATTGACCGGAAGATCGTACTCCTTGTTCCAGTAATTGACAAGGTTCTCAAGAAATATTTTACCACCATTCTTGGCAAAACACATTGAAACCTTGTTATACACGAGTTTGGTATTCAGAGTGAATGAGTACGTTCCAATTTCTGTATTATAACTGAAGCCTCCTGTATCATCATCTATATATGCCAACGCCGTAGGGGTGTTACCCGTATTCTTCAAAATATCCTTGAATAGAATAAACGCCGGACTGTCCTCCCTGCTGACCTCAATACAAAGATAATCACTGTCATTTACATATTCTTTTGTTCCGGCAATAATCTTGACGTTATCTCTTATCACAATCTTGTCGTACAACGTTGTGGAATTATCAACAAGTTTCATCACATAATTAGAAAGGGAGTCATTTGGAGCTAATTCAGCTAGTTCCATAGCCAGACTCTTGCGTGTTTTGGGATTGACCACTGCGTCATAGATGGTAGCCGGGAATATGGTTTGGCCGCCCTTGGTCAGTTTATGCATTTTTGCCATAATATCTCCTTTCATCCGCCTAAGTTCCGGGGGAACTTGGAAACAGCATTGAAAATGAATCAGATAAGTTCTGTTCAAAAAATAGGGTAGAACAAAAGATATTTTTCTTAGGATTCTACCCACTTTCTACCATGTATCTATTTCTACTATTTTTTTAGGTGAAAAAGTTTGAAACAGGAATGTGATTTTTTATCTTTGCAGATGTGTAAGACCAAGAGCTTGTTGCGGATTAAATTCCGTAGCAGGCTCTTTTTTTATTGTCATATCGTGGCAATGGATTTCGGGGCTTTGGCAGCGATGATGCAAACGGATAGGGATATCTTTGAGGTGTGTATTTTTATAATTCAGATAAACAATAGACGAAATGGAATTAAACGACTGGTTGGCTATAATCGGGGCTTTCGGAGGATTGGAGGCTGTCCGCTGGGGTGTCACGTTCTGGGTGAACCGCAAGACTAACGCACGGAAAGAGGATGCGTCCGCCGATTCGATGGAGGATGAGAACGAGCGTAAGCAGGTTGACTGGCTGGAAGAACGCATCGCCCAGCGTGACGCCAAGATCGATGCGTTATACGTTGAGCTTCGTAATGAACAGTCTGATAAGCTGGCATGGATTCATAAGTGCCACGAGCTGGAACTGCAATTGAAAGATGCCGAGCATAACCGTTGTGACAGGCCTGACAGCGAATGCGGTCGTCGTATTCCACCACGCAGGACTACATTAATTAAAGATAAGGAGGAAAAGAAAAATGGCTGATGTGAAAAAACTTGCACCGTTTATCCTGAAGTGGGAAGGCGGTTTTGTAAATGACCCGGACGATTTAGGAGGGGCTACCAATATGGGTGTGACCATTGGAACTTATGAAGCGTATTGCCGAAAGAAAAGCTATCCCAAGCCTACGGTTGAAAGATTGAAAAACATCACGAAAGAGGAATGGACGGAGATTTTGAAAACCATGTATTGGGACAGGTGGAAAGCTGACGAAATTAAATCCCAATCCATAGCTGATATCCTTGTCGATTGGATCTGGGCAAGCGGAGTGCACGGTATCAAAATACCGCAGGATTTGCTTGGCGTGATTCCTGATGGCATTGTCGGGCCTAAGACACTTGCCGCAGTCAATTCCCGTAATCCACGTGAACTGTTTGATCAGATCAAGATTGCACGGTTTGATTTCATCGAGGATATATGCCGGGAACGCCCTGCAAATAACAAGTTCAAACGGGGCTGGATGAACCGTATAAATGATATCTCTTATGTTGGCTAAGGTTATGAACTGGGTAAGCCAGCACATATTGCTGGCTCCCTTTATGTGCCTGTTTCTTCTATTGTCATGTGGCAGTTCACATAAGGTTGCCAAATCCGACACAGAAATAATCAGGAAGGACAGTGCCAGTGAATCGGTCAACATCGTACATGGATTAACCACCTCTTTGAGCGAACTCATTACAACCAATGGTAGCTATGTAATTGATTTCCGTATCTATGATACAAGAAAACCGCCCGACAGCCTGACCGGGAAACCTCCGTTATTGGCTGACGGGCATGTAGAAGGTGATTTCAGCAAGAATAAAAAGAAGGAAACTGCAACCAAAGACAGTACGGAGGTGAAAGCTGACAAGGAAACCACTTCCGATATCCATGAGAAAACCAAGACTGAAGGGGTAAAGGATAAAAAAGAATCCACGCTGCTTAAACAAATCGGTTTTGTCTGTGTTTGTGTAACTGTACTAATTTTTGTTGTACTGGTGGCGAAACAACATTAGTATACCAGGCCGACGTTCCAAAGGTACGTCGGCCTGATGTTTGTCTATCAAAAGTTCCCCTGGTAATTTTTTATAAGGTCATTGGCCTCTTGTATATCATGGGGCGTGTAGATATCCGTCATTAATATGCTGCTGTGACGGGCCTGATCGCGTACACTTGACACATCATAAATGTCGTAGCATGTTCGTTATACCTGTATCCTTCAGGGAATAGAACTTGTATTGAGTGGAAAGTTTAAGGTCTTTCCTAAGATAGTGTATCAGACGGTGACAAATGATATTTATCATACGATTAAGCAGCAGCAGAAGAAGAAGAAGCGCTGGGGATCGGGCTTGCAGATTGGGTATGGTTATCTGGGAGGTTGGTATGTGGGTGTTGGAGTGAGTTATAATATATTTATGTGGTAAAGTTCAATAATAAAACGTCTATTCTTATATCTATATTCATTTTTTTGCTATCTTTGTCGATATATTTTAGAACAACTCTATTGAATTAAATTAAGATGTGCGAATCAGAGGAAATTTTTTACGAAGATGAGCGAAGATTAAAGGAAAGCGGAGTTCGCAATGTATTTACTCCTCATACTCCTATTAATCAAGAAAACTTGTTTAGAGGAAGAATAACTGAAGTGCAACAGATTCTTTCTACGTTGAATACGCCAGGTCAGCATGTATTGTTATTTGGCGATAGGGGAGTTGGAAAAAGCTCTCTAGCTAATATTGCATCAAGCAAACTTATTAAAATAGCAGGAAAGGATTTGGTAATAAAACGTTGTTCTAAATCAGATTCTTTTAGTACCATATTTGAAAGTGCATTGATGAAATGCGGTATAGATATATCAATACAATCAAAAAATATTTCAGGTAGCTTTTCCATAAAGGGTATTGGGTGTCAAGAGAGTACAGAGTACAATGGATTTATGGATAAGGTGCAATCTCCTTCTTGGATTTATGAAAAATTGAAGGATCTTAATACACTATTGCTTATTGATGAATTCGATTCTATACAAAACAAAGAGGATAAGCATAAAGTCGCTGAATTAATTAAATTATTGAGTGATTCGAATTCCTCCTTTAAAATATTTGTGGTTGGAATTGCGGAATCAGCTGAAGAATTAACAGCAGGACATCCTTCAGTACAAAGATGTTTGAAAGAAATCAAATTGTCCAAGATGTCTCAAAGAGAACTGGTTGATATTATAAATAGCGGTTCAGCTAAATTAAAATTGAATTTTACAAGAGATGCTAAATTTCGTATTTGCAGACTAAGCTCTGGCTATCCTCATTTTACCCATTTGATTTCATTAAAATCAGCAGAAGGAGCTATTATAAATGAAGTAACAGACATTGATATAGATGACGTTAATGAAGCTATAGAAAAATCTATCCTTGATTGTGAGAATTCATTGAGACAGTCTTATGATGAGACCGTAAAATCATCTTCTACAATGATTGTTTATAGAAAGATTTTATATGCGACAGCATTATGTTATGATGAATTTATTAGAAGTAAATCCATTCGTTTTATTTACAATCTTATCTTTGATGAGGAAATAACTCAACAAAGACTGAACCAATATTTAAGTAAACTTGTTTCCAATTCTAATGATAAGATTTTGCGAAGATTAACAAAAGGGGTATATAGGTTTACTGATCCAAGAATGAGTTCTTATATTCGCTTAGTTCAATCTGATATGTATTCTGATAAAGAGGAATCTATATACGCAAATATGAAGGTAGAATCCATATAAATGAATAATTATGATTAAATGTACGATTATAACAGGAACTTCATTTCAGGAAGTCGAAATGAAGGTAAATCGTTTTCTGGCAATTAATAGAGTTCAGAAGATTATTGAAGTTGTAAATCTGAGTGATGAACAATATGTTGCGATGGCTATATATTATGAAGCTTAATTTTGCATTCCTATGAGTAGTAAGCACCCAAAAATGACATAGTGCTGCTTCACGCCATAGTCTCTATTTTTGTGGAAACTAAAATTCCACATATTCTTATTATAGTCGTAATGG